CCCATTACTGGGGTAATTATTTGAGTCATGCTAATTATTTGTAATTAACTTATAAATAATTACAGATGATGATTATATCTTTCCAGATTTTAGATCTTCATTATACTCTTTTGAAAGACTTGCGAATTTTGCAGGATTTTCCTGTGCCATTCTCTGCCAATCTGATAGAGTTCTACTAGCTTTTGGTGTTTTATCACCTCCAGTTGTCCTCTCAAGTTCAATGCGATCATCCTCCTTTTTGGCTTCTTTTGCTCCAATATCCTTTGCTTTATCAAACAAGTGGATCTTAGAAATGTCCACCAATATATTTTCAATATTGTTTGGAACATTACTTGGATTAAAGTATTTAACTTTAATTTCATCTCTACTGTCTTTTAGCTCCGGAAACTTTTGGATAACTAAATCTAAAGCTGTATCAAATTTCCTCTCATTGAATTGATTTCTAGCGAAAGTTATTGCTGGATCTTTTAAGATCGTATCAGTAGCTCTCTTAGTAACCATATTCGTATAATTGATCAGATTTTCTTTGGCTTCAGGATCTAGTTGCTCAAAACCGGGATATAAATCTTCTGTAATTTGATCCTTTGGTATCTCTACCTTTGGATCGTTGCCTTGTTCACCAAGTTTCTTTTCAAGCTCTGCTTTCTCTTCTTCTAGCTTTTTCTTAGCATCAAGAAGTTCCATAGCTCCCTTTTGAGAATCTTTGAACTTTTGTTCGTAATCTATTGGATCTCCGGCTGGATCAATAGGGTTTAAAGTGTCCTTCTTCTCCGTTCCTAGTTTTGAATCATCAAGGTTAGGTTTTTTGCCGTCTTGTAATTCTTTATCTAATGAGTTTGGATCTTGTGTCATTTGTGTTGTGCCGTTCCTATAAATAGGAGTTTGGCAAATTATCTAACTAATAAAAACTATTTCTTCTTTTTTGAAACTGCTTTCCTTCTTGCTACTGATTTTGATTCAGCAACCTCCGGGACCACAACTTCAGGACTAGAAACTTTTTCATCTACTTCACTTGACTTTACATCAACTGGAGCAGAAATAAAACCGAGTCTAACCTTTTCTTCTTGTGTAAGTAATCCTATATTTTTAGCCAATGTATTTATATCAGCATCATTTAAGGACTCCTTAGCAAGAATTCTGTCTAATTCTTCTCTCATGATATTAAGTTGTTAAAGAGCTAATAAAATCAGTTTTTGATAAGGTGCTGTAACCAAAACATTATAACTGTGCTTCTAATTGTTTCTCCATCATTGTTTTCTCTATCTGTGGAGATTCAAGAAATCTTTTTATCTTCTTGATCAATTTCACTTCTGCCTTTCTAAATGCTTGATCTTCAATACTTAGATTCACATCTGTAAGTCTTTGCACTGCTGTCTGCTCTTCTAAATCAAGGAATTCTTTGACATCTTCATCTGTGAGTTTTCTACCGGATATTGATATTTCCCATTCTCTATATGTGGCTCTCTCTTCCTCATTGAGTTCCTCATAACTTTTTACTCCTATTTTTTTGAGATATTTTGCTAAGATATTCATAATTATTTTCTTGGTAATCTCTCTTCCAATAAAGTTTCAATCCTTGTCATCTGTCTAATGTTCGCTTCAGTTGTAGTTTGTTGATCAAGTATATGTTTATCAAATTTCTGGTCCAATGTATGTATATGATTATCCCTTAAATTGCACACCATCTTTTCTAAACTCTGAAATTTCACATCAAATACTGCATCATTTACCTTACTATCTTCTTGTGGCTTTCTTATAGAACTCCATATACCAAAGGCTGTTCCACCAATTGCTAGTATTCCTAATATAAATGTTAATGTGGCTTGATCTAGCATTTTATTTTGTTGCTACTAAATTATCGGCTGGTAATCCTCCGGCTGCTCCCGGTGCTGCTATTGTTGGAGTTGGTGTGTAATTCATAACTTGTTCTATCTCATCATTGGTCCATCCAAGTAGTTCAAGTTCTTTTCTGTTAGCAAGTTGTTGTGCAACTGGATTGTTTGGGAATGAACTCTTTACGAATTGTAATTTCTTCAAATCAAAATCATCTGTTGCTTCCTGTTCTGCCTTGATTGTAACCTTACATTCATATCCTTCAGGGTTTTGCCAATCAAGTGGAGTGATCTCTTTTGCATAATACTGTCCATCACCACCTTTCTTATATAGTTTGAATGATCCTTTTGAATTTGCATTCAATAACTCATAGAATATCTGTCCTGATTCTTTCCATGCTTTTCTGTAGTTCTTTGCTACAGCAATATTTCTACCAGTAGATTGTTTGAGAGATAACTGAATTTCACCAAGTGTTGCATTTCCCTTCTCTGTAACACCTCTTTCTGTTGGTGTTTGTGCAACTGATGATTGAATAAGATTCTTTAGCCACTCAATTGTTGCAGATGTATCCTGTAATGGCTGTATTTCCATTTGTTGAATAATCTCTTTTGGATTTCCCGGAACTCCATACATACCAAATGGCTTTGGATCAAATGATCTTGGCTGGAATGTTCCATTCAAAGTGTTGAAGAAATACATTCCAAAGTTTCTATAACTTCTATTCTCAAGATCTTGAGATATATAAATGTTTGTTATTTTATTGAAAGTTCTAACTGAATCAGCAATACCATCAGACCAGATATCATTCAAATCAGGATCTGAAGCCCATGAAACGATTGGAAGAATAGAAATTCCTATTGCATCTACCAATGGTTTTTTATAAAGGATAACTTTATCTGCTGCAATAACAATCAAGTGTCTAACAAATCTCTTTTGTTCTTCTACCCAAATCATCTTATATGATTCATTGATATCAACGACTACATCAGCAGCATTGAATTCATCATAGTTTGATACACCAAGAGTTATCAGTCTATCCATCTTCTTCTGATAAGATTCAAGAGCATCAGCAGATTTTATAAGTCCTTCTTTTGTATTCAAATAAATCTTTAATTGATTTTTTGCAGCAACAGAATACTTTGGATTCGCAAGAATTTGTCTAAGAGATCTAAATATATTCTTTTGTATAATCCAATCAGCAGTTTCAAGATCAAGTGGATTACACTTTGGATCTACATCAATATCATAAGGATCAATAAGATCACAGAATATCTCATTCTTAGCCCATCCCCATTTCTTGAATGATCTTCCTTGTAATCCAACAATCTTTTTCTCCATGTTATCAACGAGATCAAGTTTGAGTTTGTCAAAATAGTAAGACCACATTTCATTGAGAACAATTTCACCATCTTCTGATTTGTTTCCCTTACCCCTTGTTTCAAAATTCAACATTGGAGCTTCATCAATCTTTGAAATCCATGTTTGAATTGTTTCTCTCACTATAGGAACATTCACTGCTTGTCTTTGAGTGAGTCTATTTGTGATAATTTTATCACGATATAAATAATAGTTTTGATTCCACTGTTGGAATCTTCTTTCTTTGAATTTTACTGATGAGTCCTTCTCTTTTGTGTGTTGTTCAATAAGAATTTCATCAGTTGTCAATAGTTTTGGTGTTGTATTATTATCCATAAGTTATTTTTTATAAGAAATAATTTTTAGCTGCTTTAATTTTACCATATTTTCTTGAAAACAACAATTGTTTATATCCCCCATTCTGGAAATAAAGGATCAACTCCACCAGTCTGATAAGATTGTTGTAAAGTTCGTGGTGGTTTTACGAAAGTGAGCATAGCTGCATCAGCATAGTTTGGTGAAGCAATACCTATTTTCTTCATCTCTAGTTTTGGCATGATCTGGATCTTCCCAGATTCATTCCTTCTATATTTGATAGTCAATAATTCTTTGATCAAATCCCTTCCAAGTTGATTATCCATAATAGTTCCTCCATTCTTTACCCATAGTTTTAGTCTAAAGAATGCTTCTGCCCTCAAGTTCAGATAAATAGGATCTTCCGGTGGCTGTCCAACATTCACTGTTCCAATATTATAATGAGATCCAGAAAGAGCCATTTCTTTAGCCACATCTGCACCAACACCGAAGTTATCAAGCATGATATCTTGGTCCTGAACATGAACTTCAGTCATCCATGTCATTGTTTTTGATGCTATTGTCTTTGAATTAGATATAATTTCTTTACCCAATACCTTCATCTTGAAATTATCTCGTGCTAACCATGCTGTAACATCCTGTCCTTCACCGGATGGATCAACTCCCATTCTGATATTACCCATGAAATCACTGATAGGAGATATAACAAGTTCTGTTTCAGAAAATAGTGGAACATATCCTTTGTCATCCATAGATTCTTCACTTGGTGCAGTTCCTTTTACACGAATTTTATATTCATCTGAATC